GAATGACTGAAGCGTCTATAATTGACTGTGTACCTGCGGTGGTAACCACACCTCGGTCAGCAACTACGGAGTCGGCAACAGCAGTGATAGTCCGTTCCTGTCCCGCACCAGTTCCACTTAATATTCTTATTTTATATCCCACCATTACGTCACCCCACAAACCTGCCAGTTGAATGGTGTTATTCCCTCCACCACTCCCTATTGCCCGACCATAGTGTCCATGGGATGAATTATAGATATTATTATTCATTATTGTCGGAGTGGAGAACCCCGTCATGTTGGTGAGAGCGTTCCATGTATCTGTTATTGTGTCATACCGATAGATAATTCCTAAGTTCTGATAGTATAGATATCTCTGATTATTACCTGCGTTTCCAGCGGTCATTGAAGATACTGCGGTATTGACTATCGGAGTGAATTTACACCATTCCCAAACTGGTAAATCTACTTGAGGTTGAAGATTGTTTGTGACTGGCATATTAGGTGAATGATAAATGACTTCTAATACCTTGGTTATAGGTTAAACGAGCTGCGTCAATTATTTGAAACCGTTGGTCCACGGGGCCTATCCATACTGGTTGCCATGAACCTGTTACTGGTTGTTGAACTGGAGCTCCTGTTGTCGGATAGTTTGTAACAGGTCCTACAAGGGAGTTTAGCCCTAAAAGACTTACACCAAATCCTTGAATTCCATTGGTAATACTATCTATTGTTACTCTTAGTCTGTTATTAATATCCTGTGTTGCTAAAGGTTGGAGAAGTTGGACAAGACGGCGGAGAAGAACGGTACTATCTGAGGTAGTTATGTTCCCACTTGTATCAAGTGATACTCTACGAAGCACTGTTCCGTCAAATCCAACTATCTCAACAGTATTAACTCCAAAGTCCTCATCAAAGGAGGAATTACCCATGTTCTGAACACTATATTTTGTTTGTCCAAGTGGTCTTGTCATAATTATCTGTACTTACGTACATTATACTTTAATTTATCTGCTTCCATTAAGAATTTAACATAAGCGGATAAAATCCCAGCTTTCATAACTGGTCGTTCTTCCTTACTGATATTATTTAACTTCTCTAACCTTTTAATCTCTTCTTTAACTGCCGTTAAACTGTTAGGCAAGTCGCCACTCTCTATTTTACTTTGTAAATAGTTTTCAACCAATCCTACCTCGCCACTAAATCCCTCTTCCCACCTGTCACCTAACTGTAAATGATCTACTAAATAGGGATGACTATGGACTTTTGTATAATCCAAGTACGGTGGCTCAACATTAACCACAGGCTTGGCTTGAGAAGTAGCCTTTATCGGTTTCTCTTCTCCTTTGGTTGGTTCTACTTTTTGTCTGAACGTTGTATCAATATCTCCCATAGTTTTCGTTTTGCTTAATCACCGTTAACTCGTGATTAATTCTTTTAATCGACCTAATGTCATTCCCTCTAACTGCCTTGATTAAATCTTCCCGTCTTGATCTAACCGCACCAGATTCTCTCATAATCTTATCGGCCACTTTCTCAAACCTTTCCTTTTCCATCCCGGTCTTAGCCTTACTTCTAAGGGTATGTAATTCTATTAAGTCGTACTTTCTTCCTGAATCTATCATATATTTTGAAACCAAGGCGGAATGTATATATCCACTCCGCCATTGATTAACTTATCATGACGCACTAAACCGAGCGGATACGATCCAATTTGGATTCAATATCTTAGTCGCATACGATCCAGCCCATGAAACAAACGATACTCTTCCAGCAGGTGACGATGAGTCAACTGCGTTAGGAAGGATGTAAAGTTTGGGTTGATCTTTCTCAAGATCGAAAACTCCGAAGGCATTATCACCGTGAATGTAAGTATAAAATCTAACAACGCCTGATGACGCTGTTGAAGTTGCCTCAATTCCACATGCATAATCCTTGTTCAAGAGCCATCTCACTTGATAGAGTTCTCCCATCTCTCCCGCATAAATTCCCTTAACATCCGAATAGGTATGAGCATTTACCCATGTCGTATCAGCCAATAAGAAGGCTTTACTAATGGAATCTGTCTTTCCTATGAACAAACCATCCTTGTAAGGCATAGCTTTGTTCATTTCCAATGTCTGCACCATCAGTCTTATGTCACAGGCATCCATGGTATCTCCAGCCGTGAAAGTTGCAACAGTATGGTTGTTACCGTAATAAGAGCTACCATTCGCAAGTTCGTTGCGAACGAGTCTATTTAAGGTTTCTCCCATGTTCTGACCTACTAAACTAACTTTTTCAGCCATGTTTGAGTCGATTGAAACCACTGTCAACATTTTACTGTTGGTGGTTGTCAAACCGTATTCAGATAAGGTCATTGCCACTGTTGAAGCATTTAACGCACAAGTCACTGGATTAGAACCTTCTCCCAAAGGAGTTGTTATAATCGTAAGTGGATCGTATCGTGTAAAGTTCACAGTTCTTCCCGAATTGGAAGGTTGAGTTCTGATCTGACCTCCTTCTTTGAGTATCAATTCATATTTCGCCCTGTCCAAAAACACTTTCTCGTAGTATGTCATCACTTCCTGCGTCAACGTCGCCGTTGTGTTCGCATTTGTGACGTTATCTACGTTTGATCCTACAACTGCCATAATAAATCACCCCTTTTAATTAGCAAAATTTATAAATCAAAGTTCAATGCACAACTCCGAGTTTTTCCTCAAGCTCTTTGATGGACATCTCGCTTATTGTCTTTTCTTTTGCCTTTACAGTGGTTGGTCTTAGAGCGGCCTGAGTGACCTGCTTTGCCATTTCACCCTGAGCCTTACCAACCTCTCTCCCTACCGACCTCAAGTAAGGCTTCATAAGAGAAGTCACAAACTTCTTTACAGAAGCTGTGGGCGTTCTCGAAATCATAGCCATTGTCGCTGTCGATATGGACTCGGAGAGCTCGTGATCGAACTCTTCGCTGCTTGGATCAAGTTGCGGATAGGTCTTGACACTGTCTCTTGACTCTTCGTTTACACGGTCGAGTACCTCTTTTTGTTTCATCCTAAGCTGTACAATCTGATCTGCCCTTGCGGATATATCATTTTGATACTGCTCCTGAGTAACCTCAGTACCCGGTGTAACTTGCGGGACATAATTTGTAGGCTCTACTGAGCCTGTAAGTTCCGCAATTTTCTCAGACAAGGACTGTGCCTTCTCCTCCGCTGCCTTTGCTTTCGCATTCAGCTCTCTAATCCTCGCATTTGCAGTCTTGTGACTGCCTTCCTCAACTTCGGTAGTTGGCTCGGTCTTGGTCGCATCTGCCGATGTAACCTCCTCCGTCTTAACTTCCTCCGTCTTTGGAGCCGTAGTTTCAACAACTGGCGTAGTTGTTTCAGCCTCCGGTGCTGAATCGTTTAACGCCTCTGGAACAGGATCAACCATAGGCAATTACCTCTTCCGGTAAAACACTACTTTTAATTAAAGTGGTGTAGTGAGCTTCCACCCAAGTCTAAAAGACTTGTAACTTGACACTTGTTACCAGTCCTCTAAACCATTCCGAGTTCTTTTCTTGTCTTAACTATCGGACCATTGCTATCAACCCCTACCATTAACTTATCCTCTCCTATCCAAACTGCATGTGAAAGTTCGCAACCATAACATACTAAATAATAACCTTCCTGCTTCCAAAGGTGATTGCCCGGAACAAACTTATAATCAGGCTTCGCCATGTCCTTTTCCTCAAACTTAGGCTGTTCCTCCGGTTTCAATTCCTCCTCTACTATCTTCGACTTTGTTAATGATTTTTCGTAAAACATCTTTTGTTATTTCTTTTATAATTGTTGACCTCCCTATCTCCTCAAACGACACACCCTGAGTCATTTGAGTTCTTGTCATATCGTCTAACTCCTGACTAATCCTTTCAATATATTCCTTTAACACCTTCCACCCCGTTTGCATTGACAAGTTATTCAATGCCTGTTGGTCTGGGTCTTTACCCGGTGACTCCTGTAACGCCTTGACATTGGCAAACTCGTTAAAATAATTAGATTTGATAGCTGACTTTACTTTAACCAATTTGTCCTCCTTGTGGTTGTGGTGCTACTTGTTGTGGTTGCTGTGGCATTGGTTGAGGTTGAGGAGGCATAGGCTGACCTGGTTGACCGGGTTGTGGTTGTCCCGGTTGAGCAGGTACTCCATTGACTCCTCCCATTTGTTGTAATATCTGTTGAAACTGTTGTGCCTGTTGGTCTAAAGCTAGTGTCGGGTCGTTAGTTCTATCTACAATTATCTTGTCCCAGTCCTGAATACCTGAGTTACTAAAGATTCGTGTAATCATCTCTCCTACGTTAAGTATTTTCTTTTCTTTCTGTAGTTCGCCTTGAATAAGTTGATAAACCGCAGGATTGGTTAAGGCAGTAAACAAGCCTATTAGGTTTTCTTGCTGTTGCTTCTGGTCTATTGCATAAGTAGAACCCGATACTATCTCGTAGTCGTAGATTAGGTTACCCATCTTTTTTTTGTCTATTGTTAGTTTGCCTGTTTTCTCATCATACATCTCCAAGAGATCAGGATGATCTTGACCTATTTGTTTGATCTCATCCTCAAACATTCTAAATTGAACATTACCAGTTTTCTTCTTTGCAATAAGATTGACGTACTTCTTGTTTACCTTGGTAATGAACTGTTCCATGTAGAAACGGTCTACGTTGTCTTTGGCGTTCTCTCTTGCGTTTTGCATCTGAAGAGCTTGTGGAGTCTTACCAAATCCCGGATCAGTTTGTTGGGTGGTAGAAGTCTGGCTTGTACCAAACATATTAAGAAGTGAGGCGGTTGCCACCTGATAGACGTTGTTGAAAGTTGATGTACCTTGAGGAGTCAAGTTAAGAGTTTGCGCTCCTTGAGTTCCCGCACTACCCGGACTATTTCTCATTAACCACTTAGCAGCCGCACTAAACTTGATTGAGTTGGGATCGGCTACATTGTCCTTATTGATAAGAGTAGGCGGAAAGATTGAGATTTTAACAGCATTAAGATAAAGATTCCATATAGAATCTATTAGATTTTGCATTGGATAGCCTCTCTCCATGTCCCCCATTGCCATGAAGTCATCAATTAAAGGAATAGAATACTTGTTGACTATCGGTAGTTCATCATTGTCTTGAGGATTGGCAATGTCCCTAAACTCCAGTTGTGCGTCTTTACAGTAATCAACCCATCGGTCTTTCTCATACATTGATAGAATCTCAAAGTACCCTTTGCCTTTAGCGGGTGAGGAGTCAGGATATTCTTTCTTTTCACGTTCCGATAAATGAGATGAATCCCTGTCGCTTTTACTACCTGACTTACCTTTCAACTTCTCAAGTATCTGTGGTACGTTCTTATACCCGTCTTGTTTCTTTAAGTTCTCAAAGAAAGACATTGGACGCCAACTTCGAACTATTATGTAATCTGAATCATCAAGCGATATAGCACCTACCTGAGGAAAGACATCACGTATAGGAAGTAGCCACATATCAGGCCCTTCGTAGCCATTAGGTCTAACATCCCAGTCAACCATAACGAAGTAATTACCGTAGATGTTAGAGTACCTATCAACCATTCTATACTTGGTTAGTTGATCGAATTGTGCATTGGCGTTTGGAATGACATACTTGTCTAATGTGAGGTTCATTAGTTGTGAGGCACCTTCATCGTTCTTGGATATTGCCTTGACCTTGCCTGTAGCCATCTGGGCCATGACACGGGCTTCACGCTCCAATATTAAGGAAGGAAGTTTAGGATCAAAGACTTGATTGGCGGTATTGCCCGATATCTGGTCAGCTAGTTGGTTATGAAAGAGTTTCTCATAGATAGACCATTGTCCCCTCTTTTGATCTAAATAAGTATCGGCAGCATTGTATCTATCAAGAATTGTATCGGATATTTTTGACATACTAAAAAACCGTCCCTTCGGACGGCTCACTGGTATTTCACAGCATACCTAATTGTTAAATACTATCACACTTTAATAGCGATTGTCAAATCTTTATTGATTTCTTCCAATTCTCAAATTCAAACATATCTTGTTTAGACATAATTCCACTTCCAGGTGGGAATCTCTTACGCTTTGATCTGACAACATAAAACGTATTAAGGTTTGGCACACCATTTTGAACAATGATGTTACAAGATAATGTCCCGTACTCCATTTTTTGACTCAGTATCTCAAGTCTTGCTATCAGTTGAATTAGTTGAGGGTTCATCAAATGATTGAGGTGGCAGGTTGTCCATAATGACATAGTCTACTATGTCACCTGCTGATATTCTTAATACAAATGAAAATAATCCATTGCCATGTGCTAACATATCCTTGACTAACTCTTTATAAACATCTTGATTATGAGGCCGCATTACTAATTGTTGTATTACCATAATATTAAATTTTATTAACCCACTTTGTATCATCAGGCAAACTAATAATATCGTCCTCTTGGGGTTTCAAAGACTCCATGCCGTAGCGTAAAGCATCCATTGAGTTAGACCATTCGTGTATCGTGTCGTCCGGGACGTTCAGTACCCTTTCGTCTTTGTCTTTTATAAATAGATAGTTTCTATATGCTTTTATAGTCCTAACGCTTCGTTCAGTTATACTAATCTTTTGTGATTGAACGTATTGTATGCCTTGATAGACACTACCCTGACCTTTTGACGCTCCCGTTATGTTTACTCCGTACTCATAAATCTCGTCTATGCTTTTAGGTTCGGCACTATCGGCCACCACTAAGGCGTGTGGTTTGTTAAGAAGTATGTCGGCTATTGTTTTGTTGCTCAGTCCTTTTTGATAACTAATCTCGTCAATTATGAATG